GGCCAGATCAGCATCAGTTCGCGCTGGCTGAAATTGTCGCGGTACTTGAGCACGTCAGGCACGGTTTTGCAGCCGTAGGCGCTGATATAACCGAAGGCACGCAGCTGCTGGCAGATAGCGGCGAGCGCCGTCGCAACCTCCAGATTGTCCAGCCCCGGCACGCCGAGAATGCGCGGTTTTACGCCTAGCTCCGCCTGCGCACCCAACAGCGCCTTCATGCCGGTATACATGCCGGTGACGTCGGTGCCGCCGATAATGTTAGAAGTGGTTTCTTCTTCGTCCGCCCCCTCTGCCACGCGAACAACCACAGCAACCGGTTTCGCCTGATTGGCGATTGCCATCAGTGAGGCGTACAGGGTTCCCAATTTGCCCGCCTTACCGGCGGCGGCGAGCACGTTGGTGATCAGCACCGGCGTGTCGAGCGGGAAGGCTTTCGGGTCGGCATCTTCGGCGGTACAAACCATGCCGATGATCGCCGTTGATACGGTAGAAATGACGCGGGTGCCGTCGTTGATTTCGACAACCCGGACGCCGTGGTGGTAATCAGCCATGTTGTTTTCTCGATGATGGGTGAGGCGTCAATCATCGCGCGTTGTGAGAGAGCAGGCACGGCGGGGAGGGTGTAGGAGGGATAGCACAACGTGAGACATAAAGGTAAAAGCCCCTCGCGGGGCTTCGGTGATGCGGGTTTATACTTCGTCAGGCCAGATAATATTCGGGGCGTTCGTCAGGTCGGTGCGGCTCAGTTGCAGTCGGTAATTTTGCCAGCGGTTGAGCGCCTCTAGTTCCTCATCGGTCGCCTGATTGCTCTCTTTAGCGAATGACAAAATACTGATGTTTTCCGCCGCCTGCGCCATGCGGTCTTTTTTATCCTGCTGTGCCTGAATGAATAACGCGGTTTTCTCGGCCCCCACATTTTTCACCCACGCCTTACCGTCCCACGCGTCAAACTCAGAAGTCGGGGCTGTCAGAGTTTTACCTTCCGGCAGCGGCCCTAAATCAGCGACCTGCGAGCGGCCACCGTCGGTGGTGGAATACACCACGAAGCCGCGATTATCTTCAACGTATTGCCAACCGTCATTGGTGTAAATAATGGCTTTGCCTTTCTTTTTCATTGGCGGCGCGTCGAGCGTGCAATAGGCCGGTAAACCGGTGTGTGCCACCACCCACGCGTCGGACGGGCCGATCAGTTCGTTATTCATCGGGTTGAAATTGAAGACTTTAATCACGCGGTCTTTAGGTGCTAATTCGAACATTATGCGAGCCTCACAAGGTAGTTAAATGCAATGTTTTTGACGGTGTTTTCTGCGTTGCCCGTCGCATTAATGGTGATGGTGTGACCGTGCGCCCCGAGCGGAACCTGATGCGCGTGACCGCCGATAAACACGTTATGGCCGTGCGCGCCAATACCGACCCAGTGCTGATGATTGCCATCGCCAGCGAGCAACTGCTGATTGCTGTACCCCACACCCACATCGAAACGACGACTGTTTGACCCACCGCCGTTTAACGCAATATTGGATTCAATCGCTTTCAGAGCGTGCTCGTGATAGCCGCCCTCAGTGGTGAGTTTGCTGCCGTAATCAAAGCCTTCTGTCCCTTTCGTTCCGTAGTCAAAACCGGTGGTTGACGGTGCGCCAAGGTCAGTTTGGGACACCGTGCCGCTGTGGGCGTGTGACTTGATGCCGTCCTGCTCGTAGGACAATACGGCGCGGCCCGATGCTGGCTTACCCTTGATGGTCTGCCCGCGCATATCTGGAATAACGCCGGACGGATAAGCCTTGGCGAGCTGCGTATACACCTTTTTATCGAACGTCTGGCCGGTCATTAAGGCAAAGCCAGCCGGAACGGTATCGGAGGGCCACGGGATAGGCATGCCGACAAGCACCTCCCCAATGGCTAATGCGCCAAGTTTTTCCCGCGCCTCGGCGGCTGTTTTGGCACCCGTTCCCCCGCTGCTAACAGGTAACGCGGTGGTGAGAGAAAGCCCAAATGGGCCCGTGATCTCAAGCCCGCTTGTTTCCATAACCCAGTTATCTGCATTACCGGTGGTGAGATTTGCCGCCCGTTTACGCAGGATCCATCTGGCATTAGTGGAATCCCAAAATCCAAAGTTTCCCGCCGCTGAATAATTCACGCTAATAAGGGGCATAGTGACATCAGCCGAACTGAACTGGCAGGCGGCATCATGACGATTGAATTTCACTACGCCATCAAAATCAACCGTACCCGAGACACGGCCTCCCGCGACGGGAAGCGCGCCTACGTCAGCAGCCGTTGGCTTGAAAGCTTCATCGTAGACACCGACAAACCCATTCCAGACACCGCCACTTTTTGCACGGTGATACATCCGCTTGGCCCCGCCACCGCCAGCCCGCCATCCAATTTGTTTAGCAGAATTATTGTCATAAGCCGTATGAATAATTTCTGCTGGCTGACCTGCTTCAGGCGTATTTGTCGCTGTTTTTGGCAGCGTGTAAAAACCATTGCCGTTAATCGTGTTGGCATCCGTGCTGCTTGCCCCGTAGCGACCTAACCCGAAATCACCCGGCGCTAATGCCCCCACATCAGCCGCATTTATGCTGATATCTTTGGTGCCGTCAAAGAGATTGCCCGCAATCTTGCGAGACGTGGCGAGTTTCGTCGCAGCAACAGCTGTGCCGCCTGCGGGCAGCGCGCCCACGTCAGCAGGCGCAATACTGATATCCGCCGTACCGTCAAAGGCAACCCCGGCAATTTTCCGGGGAGTGGCGAGCTTTGTTGCTGCAACCGCCGTACCGCCCGAAGGCAATCGCCCGTTGGCGTTGTCATTGGCCGCTTTGACCGCTTTCGGTGTGGCCGCCAGCGCCTCACTGGTGCTGTTTGTCGCACTACTAAGCTGCACAAATCCCTTTGCTGTCAGAGTACCGTCCGGGTGATTGCGGCTTTTCTCATGCGCGGCCAGCAGGTCATTCACATATTCTTCGGTGGCGATGATCAGCGTGTCGTCCATCGTCAGGCTCACCGCGCTGGTATCGGTCACGGTGATCACCATGCGCAGGGTTTGCGTGCGGCCTGACCCCTCGGCCAGCGTCGGCTTATAGGTTTCCGCCATATTGCAGACGGCAATCAGCGCGCCGTCGTCAGCGTAAAGCCCCATTTCACGCATCCAGAAACCACCGACGCTGGCGGAGATAATCGCCTCGGCAATGATCCAATTCGCGTTTTTAGCGTCCAGCTTGAGTGAGTTCAGTTTGGTCCGATAAGTCTCTTTAATCAGTTTGGTTTGCGTCGCGTCCGGCTGGGTGGGTTTCCCGCCGCCGTCACCGACGGCCATGTGTGTAATATTGATATCTTTGCCGGACTGGATCGCGGCGGCAATACGCGCCTGACCGAGTTTAGTCACGACAGATTTAAACGTCGCCATGCGTTATTACCCCGGATAAACAGTTAATACTTCGGCGTCCGAGGACACCGCTGCCAGATACACCTTGCCGGTAATATCCTGCGTAATGGTCAGCCCTATCAGATGGCGGCTGGCGGGTTTGGCGTCGGCGATCAGCCGCTCCATTTCTTCATACATTTCTTCGGTGATGCCAGTTTCCAGCACACCAATATCGAGGCGAAACGTGCCGGGCGGATCAAAGGTTTCCCACCACTCCGTCACCTTAATCAGATAACCGAGCGGCTCAACCACGCGGCGGATCGCACCCACGGTTCCTTTGTGACTGTGAATAAACCACGCGGACTGAATGACGCGGCGCTTGGTGGCTTCGGGCCAAGCCTCATCCCAGCGGTCAACCGACAGCGCCCACGCCAGATAGGGCAGAAACGCCAGCGGACAGGCGAGCGGATCCCACAGCTCACGCAGCGGCAGCGGGACATTTTCAAGCACGGCGCAGGCCTTGGCGGCGGCAACTTCCAGCGGGGAGGAACCGACGGGCAGCAGGCGGCTACTCATCGTAGCCCCCGATGGTCAGCGCGTAAGCGGTGCAGTAAGACGCCTGTGTTTTGTCCAGTTCCAGATCGGCGACCGGCTTCGCCAGCTCCACGCGCTGAACGCCCTCAACGTGCAGGGCGGCGTAGATGGCCGACAGACGAATGTCGCGGCCCAGCCGGTGCTGCGCGCTGACGTATTTTTTCAGCTTCGCTTCCGCTGCCTGCTTGATGGGCTCCGCTTCGGGACCGGGGAACAGGTAGAGCTTGGCCTGAATTTCATAGTTAACGATGCTGGCCGACTGCACCGTCACCCTGTCCGCAACGGGGCGCACGTTCTCATCGTTCAGCGCCGTCTGCACAATCGCCAGCAGGTCGGCAGGCGCGGAGCCGTTGCCGGTTTGGGCCAGCACCGACACGGTGACGCAGGCCGGTGAAGGGCTGATCACCGAAATATCGGCCACGCACCCGTCAGCCGAGCGTCCGTGAAACTCATACGCACCCACCGGCCCCGCCACGCTCAACCCCTCAAACGCCTGCTGCACACGGATACGAAAATCCGCATCAGATTCCATCACTGCAGCAACAGGCGGGATCGCCGAGATATCTGCAGGCTGGACAATCAGGCGTTCGACGTCATAACGGGCGGCGATGTTGTCGAGGTCCGCACCGGTGGAATAGGCCAGCATGACCGCCTGCGCCGATTCGTTAACCCGCTGGCGCAGGATCACTTCGCGGTAGGCGTTCTCCTGCAACAGCTTCACGATGGGTTCAGATTCCAGCGTGAGCGTGCGGGCGATAGCGGCCTGCTGCTCTTGCGGGAAAAGCGATATCAGCGTGGCTTTTCGCTCGGCTAACAGGGTTTCGTAATCCAGCGTTTCCACTACGCTCGGCGCGGGTAACTGGCTCAGGTCGATAGTTGCCATAGGTCAGCTCACAGGAACGGTTAAGGAAATATCATCAGACGTATCGCTGCGGGTGCCGGTGATATCGACCACCATTTTTCCGTCAGCCGTCGTTTCGAAGGTGATGCCGGTAAGCCGCACGCGCGGTTCCCACTTGAGGATCGCGCAATAGCAGGCCGCCATAATTTGCAGACGTAACGCAGGATTTTGCGGGCTATCAAGCAGCTCGGACAACAGCGAACCGTAATCACGGCGCATGACGCGGCTACCAACGGGCGTCGCCAGAATGTCAGCGATAGATTGCTGAATATGGGCGAGGTCTTCGACACTGCGCCCGGTGCCGCGACTCATGCCGATGTATTTAGCGTTTGTCATTTGTGTAAAGGCAGTAGAGGCCAACGGCTGCTACCAACCACCAACCATGCAAGCCTTTGGCAAGCATTACGCCGGATACACACGCGGCAAAAATAGTCAGGAACATTTTTAAATTCATTTCTAAATCCTTGTTTAATTTATGAAGGTGCACCGGTACTTCCACCGCCTGTCTGCACGCCGCTGTGTTTATGGGTATGCAACACAATGCCGTTAGACGTGATGCTCCCGCCCGCGTGTGAAAGGTCGCCGGTCATGCTCCCGCCTTTTTTTATATCGATGGTTGAAGTAGTCAGCTTGTTGGTGCAAACCACTTCCGGGGAGTCGAGCGTAATACGGGTAGTTGCGACGCAGTTGATCAGCGGCGACGTCACCGCGACTTTTTCCGAGGCGTTGACCGTGGCGGATTTAATGCCAGTAGCCAGCAGCGCGCCGGTTTCCGGTTCGTACTCGATCACCGCACCATCAGGGAAGGCAATATGCACCGCATCAGCCGAGGCAGACGGCGCGGGGAAGTCATCAGAGAAAATGCCCGGAACCACAAAGGCGGTATCCAGTTCACCACCGAGTGACAGCAGCAAAACCTGCTCACCGGCACAAGGTGCCCACCAAGAACGGGAGCGTCCTGCGCGGGAGGTTAGCCAGTGCAGCCAGTCGGTGACGTTGCCGCCGGTATTTACGCGGCAGGTGCCTGCGACTAAATCCACTTCGGCAACGGTGCCAATGCGGATCAGATTGCGCAGCAGGCGCGGAATGTCGTTGTGTGGGATAGGTATATTCATGATGTTTATTTTCATCATTCGAAAAAAATGTTAAAACAAACACTCACGTATCATTGTTGGCACAACACCCATCTTTGGATGGCGGCTTATTTTTTAGCCAAAAGAACGACCTTTATGACAAACATAGGGACATCATTTAATGTCGCATCAACATACTGTCGAAAATGGCTCGCCCAACAGTACCAAGATTTGTTACCACAGTAAGTGGGTTACTTTTTTCTCAATTTTATTTTCGTCTTTAGCAACTCTTGTAATATGGATCTTGCTTTTTCAAACATCTTTTAGTTCAGGATTTGCTTCTTACTTCGGAATACAAAGTGAGTATTTTTTACAGCATCCACATGCTCCGATGGATGCACTTACACTACACAATATCGGAGAGTTGGTTTCTAATGGGACTCTATTGAGCCTTGATGACTTATGGTCATTCCAAGGAACTTTCTATCAAACAATCATTACAGTTTTAATCGCTTTGAATGCTATTTTAGGTGGTTTTGCTTTTTTTATGGTGAAACAGTCCTCCAATGCAAGAGCCAGAGAGGAAGCCATATTAGAAGTGAAGAACTATATTGAAAGTAAGTCTTTTGACCGAGAGGTAAAGGATATTACTAATAGCAAAGTTGAATTAGTTATTAATCAAAAAGTTGAAGCTCTACAGCTAGATTTTACCTCCCAGTTAGAAGTGCTTGGTGGCTTGATAGCAGAAGTCAGAGAAAATAGGAAAAAAGACGAGAAAATCAACAAACTAGAGACTGAGTATGCCGAAATAAAAAGACATATGTCGCTTTTGGCTCAAGCTGTCTCTCAAAGAGATACATCAGAAAGCGATGGTTCATCATTAACATTAAAGTAAGGATATTAGAATGGCTTTTATGAAACGGAAGAGCGTAGATAATAAAAGTATTAATGGTGAATCTGTCATTGCGAATACCCCAGAAGAACTCCTATCCTTTGCCAGCAATAATGGAATTTCCATTGAACCTTTAGATGTAACTAGCCTGACGCAAAAGTTAGGAATTGCTATGAGAATGGAGCCTATGGCTGGAGAGGAATCGGGGAGTCTCAAAAAAGATAAAGCGGGGAAATGGGTTATGACGATTAATTCACTACAACACCCCCATCGGCAACGCTTTACTATTGCCCATGAACTTGGGCATTACATAAAGCATACTGTTCTTAAGGAGAATTTTCTGGACACAACTTTCTTTCGCAATGAAGAAAGTAACCCAATGGAACATGAAGCCAATAAATTTGCTGCAGAATTACTTATGCCACAAGAGCTTTTCATATCGTTTATAGAAAATGTATCTAAACAGGTTGATGATTTAGCAAAACATTTTCAGGTTTCATCGATGGCTATTCGTATCAGAGCTAAGCAACTTGGATATGAAGGGCATAATTTATGAGTAAATATTGCTATTTCCCTTTACTTAAAACACGTGATGCTGAGTTAAAGGCTATCTCAAGATTTAATAATGATGATTTTGATAATGTATTACCAATTTATGAATTAACAAAATCAAGAAAAACAAATGTAGCTCCAGATGGTGATATTCACCGAAAGATGACAGCCCTTAAAGAAATTCATGGGGACAGGCCATTTATACTAGATGTAACATCAAACGAGAAATATATTAATTATCAACTAGAGCAATTGCTTGATGAGAGTAATTTTTTTTATGAATGGCAATATTTCATAAATTTATATAACAACTTAAACATCATACCAATGATACACTTATATGATGAAGATGATTTCACTGAAGTATCTGGTTTTGTTAGGGAAATGTCGAAATCTAAAGATTACCTTGCAGTAAGGCTACCCTATTATCTTGATAATTATAAGAAATTCATCTCCCCTATTTTCGACAACCTTTCTGCAAACTGTAAGCTGTTCGTAATATTAGATGGCGAGCAAGTGATGAAAGGCAAATCTGAAGCTATAATTGAAGGCTTTAATTTTGCCTGTTCAGAACTCGAGGTTTTCAGGCATAAGATTGAAGATATAATAACCGTATGTACATCTTTCCCTTTGAGTCCCGCAGCAGAAGGGCAAGATGATCATGGAGAATTCCCTATTATAGAGGAAGATATCTTTAATAGCGTATCTTTGGAGTTTGATGTGAAGTACGGAGATTATGGTTCTATAAACATACAACAGGTTGAGATCAAGGGCGGGACTTTTGTTCCACGTATTGATATATGTCAGGACAACAAATTTATTTATAAAAGATATCGTAGAAATGCAGGGAGCTATATTCTATGCGCACAAAAAATGCTTTTAGATGAAAGGTATAAATCATTAGGTATTTGGGCTGATGATGAGATAAATAGTGCAGCAAATGGAGAACCATCTGGAATAAGCCCTTCATTTTGGATAGCTGTGAGAATGAATTATTTTATGACATCGAGAACAAGACTCAGGTTATTAGATTAATTCTCTAGATGGCATTCTTGTTAATATGAGAATGTCATCTGAGTGTATTTTCTTACCAAGTTCATTGAGAAATGCTTTGTAAGGCTCGGTTATTTTAAGAAGTAAATCTTTTCTTGAAATATCTCTTACTTGATCAAGAGTTTTTTCAGTAGAAAGAACTTCACAAAGATCATGTTTTGACCTTGCTTTTTTATTGGAAACTATTTTACGCAGAAAACGCACATCTATTGTGCTTGCCAATGTGGCTTTATCTTGTTTCTTTATGAGCTTAGCAGCTCTTACTTTAGTCACACCGTCATTATTAACGACCAATATCCCAATACTTTTCGGCGTTATCCTCCTAATGTTAGGAAGATTTACTTTCTCGCAAACAATAAAACAAAAATCAAAATATTTCTTATAACTTTCAATTTGACTCTCAAGCCTATCAGTATTATCACCCGCGCCTTTGATCTCAAAAGCAATAAGATTACCTTGCTCCATGCAAATTACGTCAGCTCTTCGAGTTCCAAAATCGAATCGAAACTCAGAGCTTATTATACTATCTACTCCGTTAATCAACGATTCTATTAAAACCTTTTTTATCTCAATTTCTTTCATGACTAATCACCATATTCATCAGAACATATTATTTATTTTTTATGGTTATTTGTACAGTGTTTTTATTGGGCTATACACATCCTCGCAAGCCCGATTCAAGCAACATTAGAAATTCAACTTCAACGATTTTCATGTCTTCGGCATCCAGCCCCAGCAGCGGACGAGCTTCGTACTTAACCTCTCCGGCCTTAAGTGATGGCCTGTCACGCAGCCCGTAATGGTGAACTTTCGCCATGCGCTGAACCTGCCCGGTAAATTCCACCACCGCGTCATTACCTGTGCCGAGCGCCTTCATGTATTTATTGGTGCGTAGCTTGCTGAACATCTCGCGCTTAATACGGCCTTTCTTGCGGCGCAGTGGTTGAGCACGGCGCGGGGTATAGGGCTGACCGTCAGGACCAACCTGTCGCTTAATGCGTTCCTGCTGATGCTTACGCAGACGCTTCGCGATAGTCGCCGCCATTGCCTTACGGCTTTGCGGTGACAGCGCGGCGATCAGCGCCGCCAGCCTGCTATCGAATGCCGTTAACTCACTCATTCCACGCGCTCACCAGCTCGCCATGCAAATACAGTTCGCGCGGCCTGTCGATATCCTCCGGTAATGGCGGCTCAGGGAGATTAGTCACCCGCAGCGCGCTGCCCTCCTGCTTAACCAATGTTCGCTCGGTCAGCTGCAGGTTAATGCTGATATCAAAACTGCCATCGTTGAGCATGTCGGCTTTGAAGGTGAAACCGGTCTGCTGCTTTTCGGGGGTTGCCAGAATGTCCGGCTGATTCTCCCGCAGCCATGCAAGGATCGGCACCAGCAGCATGTCAGCGTCCTGCGTGAAATCTGTGATCAGCAGGTTGAGCTGGTACTGTTTTTCGTGCGACAGCGATGCGGCAAGCGTCGAAACGACACGGCCACTATCAACAAAAATACGTAGCTGTTCAGGGCTGGTTTTGAGCACCGGCACGCGGGCTGTCAGATATTCTCGTAACTGCAATGGCTTTAGCACGGTGATTCTCCTGACACTGTTTAACCGTTTCAATCTGGAGGCCACAGGCCACTAATGCGGCCTCCAGATTTCTGATATCGGCGGTTAAACCGCCGTTAGTTTTGGGCTGACTAGCCGGGATCGGGCAACTGCTGACGGCTGGACAACCAACGTAAATAATCTCCGGGGGTGGCGAAGGCCGGGCGCTGTTGCAACCGGATAACGTCAACAGGCAAAGGAGTAGCAAACCAGTCCCGCAGTGCTTGATTTTCATTGAGTAACCTTTGGATTTCATATTCACGATCCCGCGCCTGCTGCCCGGCAGCGCCGAGAGATTCACGCAGTTCACGGCCCAACTGCTCGCGCTCTTCGGTTTCCGACTGCAACCGCACAATCACGCGATCACGACTTTCAATACCTGACGACAGCGTGCCGATAATTCGCTGGTTAGCCACTGCCTCACGGTTCAGTTTCTGAATGTGGAACATCTGGGCCAGAGCAAAGAAACCGATAAACACGATTGCCCCCATGATTAGACGCATATCAAATTCCTTTCAGGCAGTAAGCCATTTCATTCTTGCGGCGACGCTCAAGCCCGGCAGAACGCACGCCTTTCACAAACACCCAGCGCGGCAACTGTTCGCAGGCCTGACGCCATTCACCCTTATTGATGAAAAACGCCAACGTTGAATTACACGCGGCAGACACACCCACATTGAAGGCAAAAGACACCACAGCGTCATAAACCTGCGGCGGCAACGCTCCCGGCATACACCGCGCGATACCGCGCTCAACATGCTGAACATCCGCCACAAAATTCGCAGCAACCTGCGCCTCGGTGATTGGCTTGCCGCCGGTCACGCCTGACGTGTGGCCGATGCCGCTGGTCCACACACCGCCACAATCCTTATAGGGCGTCAGCTGACACCCCTCGAAGTCGGCAATCAGGCGCAAACCTTCTTCGGAGGTTTGGATCCCGGCAGTCTGTGGCAACAGCGCGGCAAGGGCGAGCACCACCGCCACGGCGCAGCGCTTAACGGTTGATGGCGTCATTAATCCCCCTGTCGATACCCATGCTTTGCAACAGTCGGAACGTTTTGCGGCGGTAGTACCAGTTAACGATAAAAGTGCCAACTCCCATCACCGCGCCGACCAAAAAGGCAATATCCTGCGGGGATAATCCGCCGAGCCACGCCATGAAAACCGCGATGCAGTAGCAGAAAAACGTCGTGAATTTCTCCATTTATCAGTCCCAAAGCGAGACGGTTTCGCTGACCGTGGCCTGCGCCATGTCAGGAAGCTCAACCGCGCAACCGTGGGGCAGCTCTGCCCCTAAATCGGCTAACCCAACGTTAACCGCGTAAACCTGCTCAACCACAGAGGCCGTGCGCCCGTAGTGCCGCCAGCAAAGCACGTCTACGGTGTCGCCCTGCTGGGCGTAAACTTTCATCAAATCAGCCCAATGATGGAATGACTCACGCCTGCGACGTCGTGAATAGCGTTGCGAGCATCGCGCCACAGTTCATCAACGGTGCGCTCTACAATGACGGCTTTCTGACTGCCTTTGTCGGTTGTGTCGTTGCCGGGGTAGCGCTCTGCCAGTATCGCCGCCGTCATTGATGACACCGCGTTGAAATAGGCGCTGATTTTGACGCTTTCGCCGTCAATGTCGTCAGCAGGCACATCGGCCAGCTCTTTAAATCCGCAGGTCATTTGCGCTGCGCGATAGTTGAATAGCTCGGCATTCACTTCGGTCATGGCGCTGATAGCAACTGAGCGCAGACGCTTCGGCGTCACGGTGCCTTCCAGCCGCAGGGTGTCACGCAGTTCAGCCGGGCTGATTTCGGGCCAGAAAAAGGAATTGCTGATCGCGGGTTCCGCCGCTGCCGGTGGTGGTGGCTCGCTAATAACGAGTGACATAAATACCTCTGAATGGGGGGCGGTGGACGCCAGCGTTAACAAGGCCAAAGACCTGTCGCGGCTGGCGTGCCGCCCTGCGCGGGGCGCATTTTGTTAGCCGCCGGATGCCTTTTTAATTTCGCGTTCCAGCTGCTCAATCGCTTTTTTAACGCCGCTGTTGATATCCAACTGGTAGGCGCGCTGCAT